GGTGCGTACGGATTCTTCTTAATTACTGGTGATACTGCTACGGCTTCTACATTTTCTAATGTTGAATACTACATACCTTCTTACACAGTATCTCAAAACAAACCTGTAAGCGGTATGACTACGCCTGAAAATAATGCTACCGTTTTTGTACCTAGAGTTATGGCGGCTTTAATGTCTAATACAGCAACCATCTCTGGAGTTACTTTTACTTTAGGTGCTGGCAATTTTATGTCTGGCTCATCATTTTATTTATACGGAATATCCAACGCTTAACAAAGGAGAAGAAATGCCAACTAAAGTAATCGTAGATTGTTCAACAGGTGAAACTACCTATATTGAATTAACTGCTGAGGAAATTGCAGATTTAGAAACTGCAAGATTGGCAGCTGAAAATCAAAAAGCAGCAGCAGAGGCGGCAGCAGCAGCAAAGGCTGAGGCTAAGGCTGCATTGCTAGACAAACTTGGCATCACTGAAGACGAAGCAAAACTTCTTCTAAGCTAATGAAGCCGTGGTTATGCGCAGCAGGAGTAGAGCTTAGAGATGCCGTTACTACCTGGTATCCAGATCGCAGGACTCAAGCTGATGGGTGGATCGGTGATGCTCGTCATTCCACAAGAAAATCAGATCATAACCCAGACGACACAGGGTGCGTCCGAGCCATTGATATTGATTCTAGGCTGGATTCATCCGAAGGGCTCTCAGTTTATTTGGCTGACCAAATCAGACAATGCGCAAAAACCGATAAACGCATATCTTATGTAATTCATAACGGCAAAATAGCAAGCAAGATCCTGGGCTACAGATGGCGTACATACAAGGGCTATAACAAACACACTAAACACATACACATTAGCTTTACCAAGGCAGGCGATAAAGATGGCAGGCCGTTTGATATACCACTACTAGGGGGCAAAATATGAATATGAAAAATCCTTACATTCTAACCGCTGGCGCATTTCTATCAGCTTGGGCAGCATCCAATTTTGCAGCTGACTATCGCTCAATTCTATGGGCTGTACTTGCAGGTGTATTTGGGTATGCAACTCCGAAGAAATGAGTCCAGCGGAATGGGCTGGTTTTGGCGCAGGCGTTATCGCCGTGCTATCGGGCGTGCTAATCGGATTACGTTTTCTAGTTAAAGGCTGGCTTAATGAGTTGCGCCCTAATGGTGGCTCATCTATGAAAGATCAATTAACACGATTAGAACAGCGTGTCGATGATCTCTTTGTCTTAATCAGTAAGCGATAATTTTATTATGGCAACTACACGCAAGCGCAAGAAGATTAACAGGCGCAGAGTACGCAAGACTCCTGAGCCATTATCTAAGCTAGAAGTGTTTTATATCGCCAAGCACGAAATGTATAAAGCTGCACGCAAGGCTGGCTTTAGTGAGTCTGTTGCGTTGTATCTAATGGATAGTCCAGAATCTATGCCCGATTGGGTGGTAGGCGATGATGGCATTATCCCACGTATCCCTACTCCAGATGAGGAAGAAGATTAAGCGCATAGCGTTTGTTAGCGATCTTCAAGTACCATTTTATAACGAAGCAATAGTTAAATCAGTTGGCCGTTTCCTGGGTAAATGGAAACCACACCGTACGATCTGTATTGGTGATGAGATTGATCTGCCACAGCTAGGTGGCTTTAATGCCAATACCATTGATGAGATGGTGGGCAATATCCATGAAGATCGACAGCTGACCCAAGAAGTATTAAGTTATTTAGGCGTTACAGATGTGGTCGGTAGCAACCACGGCATTAGACTTTATCGATCTATTAAGAAGCGGCTACCAAGTTTTCTTAATCTGCCTGAGATGCAGTATGAGCGATTCATGGGCTACGACAAGCTAGGCATTAAGTTTGCACCACAAGGTATTGATTTCGCACCTGGCTGGATTGCAGTCCATGGCGACACTTTTCCCATATCTCAAATACCGGGTCAAACGGCCTTAAATGGGGCTAGAAGGCATGGAAAGAGCGTGGTGTGTGGGCATACCCATAGACTAGGCCAATCGGCCTTTACAGAGGCATCTAGAGGCCAATTTGGGCGTACTGTGTGGGGTGTTGAGGTCGGTTGTATGGTAGATTTATCTTCAAGCGGTATGGCCTACACAAGGGGCTATGCCAACTGGCAGACAGGATTTGCGGTTGCCTATGTTAAGGAACGCAAAGTACAGGTTATCACCGTACCTGTTAGTGCTGACGGCTCTTTCATATTTGAGGGCAAACTTTACAGATAATTTGTTATCTAATCGTTATCAAAAAAACGATCTAAATAATCCACAAAGTCGTACACAGGTGGCACACTATTGCCATGCCACAAAGCGTGAGCATAGAAGGGCTACAAATGTACGAGGACTTGAAAGACTTTGGTTATATCTACCTATGGCTGGTGATGGGTTTATCAGCTCTATGGTGGGTTGGCTATCAGATAAAAGAATCAGCATTCCAGGCAGGTTATTGGAAAGGCCGACAAGCTGGTTGGGATTCTCACAGAAGAATGTCCAACATAAAGAAAAAATCAGACGAGGTGTTCGATTATGACCACAACAACTGAAAAGTTATTTGCCGATGTTACAGAAACGCTGCACGCTAGAGGTGCTGCTTATGGCCACCCAATCCAAAACCATAAACGAATTGCCGAGCTCTGGTCAGCTTACCTGGGCTATCCAATTCAACCGAATGAAGTTGCAGTCTGTATGGCATTGGTCAAAATCAGCAGACAAGCTGAGGATTCACGAGTGTTGGACAATTACACCGATGCGCTCGGATACATCGCTATTGCAAAAACAATAACTGACGCTATGCAGGATGAGGGGGCATGGACAGATGGCATTTAATTTACAAGATTATGAAACAGTAGAAAGCCGACTAGAGAAGTTTTGGAAGGATAATGAAAATGGAAGAATATCAACGAAGCTTGAACAGGCCACAGACACTAGATACATTGTTAGTGCTGAATTATTTAAGACACAAACCGATGAAAAGCCGTGGGCGACTGGGCTTGCTAGTGAGAGCATTAGTGATCGGGGTGTTAATTCAACGTCTGCATTGGAGAACGCTGAGACTTCAGCGATCGGCAGAGCACTTGCAAACGCTGGTTATGCAGCTAAGGGAAAAAGAGCGAGCCGAGAAGAAATGAACAAGGTGGTGCGGCTAGAAGCTGTGCCAACTTACTCAATAGAAAACAAATCAAATGAACCAGCACTTTGGAATACGCCAGAGTTCAAAGCACCGGTAGCACCTAAGCCACCAGCTGTGTGTTGCGACAAGGGGCACATTCTAAGAACTGGCATTAAGAAAGATAATGGCAAAGCCTATTATGGCTATGTATGCGCTGGACAAATCAAAGAGCACGCTGTGTGGGCTAAGCAAGATGCCACAGGCAGTTGGTTCTTTCCAAGTGAGAAGGGGGGCGAATAATGGGATATGTAGAGATTATTGATGGCTCAGGTTATCTAGCACGTTTAGAGGACGGCAAGACAACCATAGAGCCAACATCAGACAAATGCATGAGCTGTAATGACGACAGATTGATGCATGATGGTAAGTATTTGGTATGTACTCAGTGCCACTGTAGGCAATAAGGATATTACCATAATGTATACAAAGTTCAAGTGTAATGGTTGCAAGCGTAATACAGAGTTTCTGTGGTTGGACAAACTAGATACACCTGAAGGGTTTAAGGCTTACCAATGTATGGACTGCGGTACGGTGGGCGTTAAGAATATCGCAGAAGCGTTGGATGTATCTGACGGTGATATATCCAAATGTGCAAAGTGTGGTAGTTGGAAGTTTTCCTCCGTGGTCTGCCACACTTGCCAGTTGATAGGAGTTAAAGATGCCAACGTATGAGTACAGCTGTAGAGAGTGCGGCACGCATGGATCTGTTCACAGCTCATTTAATGAGGATGTGCCTACTATGCAGTGTCCTAAATGTAAACTAGATATGAGTCGCTTGTACTCAGCACCTGGGCTAGTGTTTAAGGGTACTGGGTGGGGAAGCAAGCCGTGAAGATAGGCTCATTGTGCACCGGTTATGGTGGTTTGGATATGGCGGTAGAGGCATACTTCAACGCTGAAATGGTGTGGTGTGCTGAAATAGATAAATATGCCAGCCAACTCATTGAGCAAAGATTTAACAAACCTAATTTGGGTGATATCAAACAAATTAAGTGGGATGAGGTAGAACCCGTAGATATTCTTACAGCTGGATATCCATGCCAACCATTTAGCACAGCTGGACAAAGGAAAGGCACACAAGATGAACGACACATATGGCCATACATCATTGAAGCAATTAGCAGAATACGACCAACTATTGTCGTCTTGGAAAATGTGCGAGGGCATCTCAGTCTCGGATTTAAGGAAGTACTCAGCGATCTTGCCAAAAATGGGTATGATGCAAAATGGGAAATTGTACGAGCGAGTGATGTCGGTGCACCACACCAAAGAGCCAGGTTATTCATTATTGCCTACCCCAGCAGCAAGGGATTACAAAGGACCGGGTACAAGGCAAATGACTCTACCAATGGCATTGTTACCAACACCAACTGCGATGCATGTAAGGAATCACGACGAACCAATAGAGAAATATCAGCAACGAGTGGAAGACTTCAAACAGGGCAAAACATTGGGCAAACCAGGAGCGAGTACAGGTGTAGCTGTGAGATGGCAGGACAAGAAATACCGCCTACATTGGTTGAGGGTAAATTAAACGCTCAGTTTGTCGAGTACATGATGGGCTTACCTAGTGGATGGGTCACCAATCTTAACTTCTCACGCACCCAACAGTTGAAGATGCTAGGTAATGGCGTAGTGCCACAACAGGCTTATTATGCTTTACGATTATTACATGAGTGAGGCAGGCTTTGACCATAACTGGATCGATCAATACAACATTGTGCCATTCTACGACACGCCTTCTGACCTGCGGTTATGCTAATGGATTTGACTTGGCATGCTAGGCTATAGTGAAGCAGTGGCTCTCAAAGCCACAAGGCGAGCCCGCAAGGGGAAGCTCGCAAGGTGCTGGCTAGTTGGCATAGCCTTATGTTTAGCCAACATTTTAGGCTTTGAAAAAGCACATTCCGTTTCAGCTCCTAAGACTACTCATTACAAACAATATGCATTTATGAAATTAGATTATTCATTTACAGAGTTCTATTGTCTGGATGATTTGTATACAGCTGAGTCTAGGTGGAACCCTAATGCTAAGAATGGTTCTCACTATGGCATACCACAAGGTAGGAGTAAGTACCTAGCTACTGTTGATGGGTTTAAGCAGATAGAGTGGGGTATCAAGTACAACATGAATCGATATGGTTCTATGTGTAAAGCATTACATCATTTCAAGACTAAAGGATGGCATTGAGTAAACGTGAGATAGGCAGTGGTAAGTGGAAGAAGATACGCATTACCGTGCTTGATCGTGATGGTTGGCAATGTGCTATTTGCAACAGACCAGCTGATTCCGTAGACCACATATTTCCCAGAGTTAAGGGTGGGTCTATGTGGGCATTAGATAACTTGCAATCATTATGTAAGTCATGTAATAGCCGTAAAGGTGGTCGTTTTTTTAGCCAGAAGGCGACCCCCCCTGTCTTTTCTGAACCTTCTCTCCCTAAGACCACCAGCACAGTGCCAGACTCACCTTTTAATAAACCTGATACGCTTAACTTCGATGCAGATTGATACAGAAATAAACCAGACTCAACGAGGGGTCGGGCTAATTGGCAGCACTGAGCCTAGAATCCACACGCCTTTACTTAAAGGTAATTCCAAAGCTCAAGAGGTAGCCGATCTAGCTGAGAAAATAGGCTTGCCCTTAATCCCATGGCAGCGATATGTGCTCGATGATCTTTTATCGGTTTCAGATGATGATACCTGGCGTAAGAAAACAGCATTAGTCCTGGTAGCACGTCAGAACGGCAAGACTCACCTGGCACGCATGTTAATCCTTAGCCATTTATTCTTATGGGGTAGTAAGAACGTACTAGGCATGTCCTCTAATCGAAATATGGCATTAGATACATTTAGACAGGTTGCTTACACAATAGAAGATAACCAATTCTTAAAAGACCAGGTTAGACAGATAAGACTTGCTAATGGTCAAGAATCTATCAGTTTACTGAATGGCGCAAGGTATGAGATCGCAGCTGCAACTAGAGATGCACCTCGTGGTAAAACAGCAGACTTCTTATACATCGATGAATTAAGAGAGTGGACACCAGAAGCCTTTACAGCTGCACTACCAGTTACACGTGCAAGACCTAATGCTATGACTCTAATGACTAGCAACGCAGGAGATGGGTTTAGCACAGTACTTAATGAGCTGCGTGAACGCTGTTTATCTTATCCACCAGAGAATCTTGGCTTTTATGAATGGTCAGCACCACAGCATTGTAAGATACAAGATCGTAAAGCCTGGGCTATGGCAAACCCGGCACTTGGCCATTTAATCACTGAGCAAACATTAGAAGAATCAGTCAATACAAACAGCGTAGAAGCTACACGTACTGAGATGTTATGCCAATGGATTGATAGCGCAGTCAGTCCTTGGGTGTATGGTTCTATTGAAGCATGTAGCGATAGCAGCCTAGAAATACCTGTTGGGCCAAATACAATTATGGCATTTGATATTGCACCGACAAGACGATCAGGTGCGTTAGTTATGGGTCAATTAAAAGATGGCAAGATCGCAGTAGGCCTTGCACAGCTTTGGCAAAGTGAAGTGGCTATCGATGAGGTCAAAATGGCAAGTGATATAAATGAATGGGCTAAGAAGTATCACCCACATATAATTTGCTACGACAAGTACGCCACACAAACATTAGCAACAAAATTAGAGCAATCAGGATGGCGCATGGAAGATGTAAGCGGCCAAATGTTTTATCAGGCTTGCAGCGACTTAGCAGATGCCCTGGCTAATATCAGACTTATACACTCAGGTCAAGCAGAGCTAGTACAGCACTTAAATAATTGCGCTGCTAAGACAAATGATGCTGGCTGGCGCATTATTAGGCGTAAATCGGCTGGCGATGTTACAGCTGCTATAAGCCTTGCCATGGTGGTTAGCCAATTAACCAAACCACAACAAACTGCGCAAATCTTTGTCTAAGTTGCACCAATAGTCCGATTTATGGTATAAAGTACTTCTATGGGTCTATTGTCTGCTTTGGGAATTACCAATAAAAAAGAGTCCGTTGAAGCGCAATACGCCCCTGCCATTATGGACACAGCTTATGGCTATGGTTCATTTACAACAGGTGTCGGTAACTTCCCTGGTGGATTAGATCGTAATTATGCGATGCAAGTACCTGCTGTATCTCGTTGCAGAAATCTTATTGCTGGTGTAGTTTCCTACTTGCCATTAAAACTTTACAAAAAGTCTAATGGTGAGGAGTTGGGGAACCCTCTGTGGATCGAACAACCAGACTATCGGCAACCAAGATCCGTCACCATTTCCTGGACTGTCGATAGTTTGTTGTTTTATGGTGTTGCATATTGGCGTGTTACAGAATTATATGCAGATGATCTAAGACCATCTCGATTTGAGTGGATCGCTAACAATCGAGTTACATTTACTACAAATAAGTTTGGCACAGAAGTTAGCCAATATTATGTAGATGGTGTTGAGTCTCCAATGTCCGGTATTGGTTCACTTATTACATTTCAAGGATTAACACAAGGCGTATTACAAACAGCATCACGCACAATTCAAAGCGCATTAGATATTGAAAAAGCCGCAGCTGTATCTGCACAAACTCCTATGCCAAGCGGATACATTAAAAACACTGGCGCAGATTTGCCTGAATCACAAGTATCAGGATTATTAGCACAATGGAAACAAAGCAGACTTAATAGATCAACAGCATATTTAACTAGCACATTATCTTACGAAACCACAGGGTTCTCTCCTAAAGATATGATGTACAACGAAGCGCAACAGTATTTAGCAACACAAATTGCAAGAGCTATGAACGTGCCTGCTTATTACATTTCTGCTGATATGAATAACAGCATGACTTACCAAAACATTATCGATGGTCGCAAAGAGTTTGTAGCCTATTCATTACAGCCATTTATCTGTGCTATTGAAGATCGACTATCTATGGATGATATAACTCCACGAGGACATGTAGTTAAGTTTGCAATCGAGGAATCATTCTTGAGAGCAGACACGATGAAGCGACTAGAGGCATTAGAAAAAATGATCGCCCTAGGTTTAATCGATGTGGAAGATGCTAAGGAAATGGAACAAATGACTCCTAACGGGAAAGAAGTAGAAGATGATACTTACATTCAGTAGCCAGATCGAGAGCGCAGACGGTGAGCGCAGAATCATCGCTGGCAAGATCGTGCCATACGAAGAAGTAGGCAATACTTCAGTCGGCAAAGTGGTTTTTGCTAAAGACTCCATCGAAATTGGCGATCCAGGCAAAGTCAAGATGTTAATGCAGCACAAAAACGACAAGCCTATTGGCCGTATGCAAAACTTTAACAAAGCCGAAGATGGCATCTATGCATCATTTAAGATCAGCGCATCTATGCAAGGTCAAGATGCTTTAATTCTTGCTGGCGAGCAACTAATTGATGGCCTATCAGTAGGCGTAGATGTAAACAAGTCAATTCAGAAAAAAGATTATTTGTATGTAACGAGCGCAACCCTAAAAGAGGTAAGCCTTGTCGAATCACCTGCATTCTCAGCTGCGCAGGTAACTAAAGTTGCTGCTAGCGAAAGCGAACCAGAGACACCAATCAATCAACCAGAAAGCGAGGCTCCTGTGGAAGATTTAGCAACAGCGCCACAAGAAGCAAAGGCAGAGGCTGCTACTCCTACAGTAGAAGCTGCTCGCCCAGTTATTACAACACCACTTATCCAAACATCTATCCGCACGCCAATTACATCTATGGCTGCGTACACAGAGCACAAAATTAAGGCTGCTCTAGGTAACGATGATTCAAAGCTATATGTAACAGCAGCTGATGATTCTTTCGCAACCAACCCAGCATTTTCTCCAACAAAGTATCTAGCAGAGTTTGTAACTAACACACGTTTTGGTACACCTGCAATCGATGCATGTTCACAAGGCACATTACCAACATCTGGTATGTCCATCTCTGTACCATCTTTGGTTACATCAGCAGGTGGCGGTTCAGGCGTAGCACCAGAAGTTACTGTCGAGGCAGAAGCTGGCGCAGTGCAAAACACAGGTATGGAAACTCAATACCTAACAGCAACTGTATCTAAGTATGCTGGTATGAACACACTATCAGTTGAATTGCTAGAGCGTTCAGATCCTAACTTCTATGCAGAGCTAACAAAGCAACTTGAGTACGCTTACCTAAAGCGTTTAGATCAGACTGTACTTGCAGCTTTGATCCAAGCATCTGCTAACTCAACAAACACATCAGCAGACCTAGATGGAATTGTTGCATTCTCAACAGAAGCAGCACGCACTATCTACGCAAACACTGGCTACTTTGCACAGAATTACATCGCTAACCCAGCACAATGGGGTGCGCTAATTGGTGCACAAGATACAACAAAGCGACCAGTATTTAATGCATTACAACCAATGAACGCAGCTGGACAAGTTAACCCAACATCAATCCGTGGCAACGTGCTTGGTCTTGATCTATATGTGGACAAGAACTTCACAGCTACAACATTTGATGATGATTCTGCTGTAATTCTTGCACCAGAAGCATTCACTGTATATCGCTCAGCACAAAACTTTATGAGCGTTAACGTAGTATCAAACCTACAAGTACAGGTAGCAATTTACGGATACATGGCAACACTTGCCAAAATGCCTAACGGTATTATGAAGTACAAGAAGAGCTAATAATAACCGTTAACCAATAAGTAATCCTCTGGGGTTTAGTAGCCCTAGCCCCAGGGGAGCTTTTAAGAAAGGAATACATGGCAGCCACATATGTAACCACAGCTGAGTTACGCTCAAACCTTGGTATTGGCACTTTGTATACCGATGCAGTAGTAGAAGAAGTTTGCCAAACCTCAGAAGATTTAATTAACCAATACCTATGGTTTAACACTGCCCCAGTAGTAGGCACAGCATTACAGGATAACGTGGCAACTCTTATGCTCGCCAATCCAAACGCATTTGCTGCGACTCAATCAATAGTGGTTAGTGGTTGCGGTGCTACATTTAACGGCACGCACACAATCACAGGCACAATCCCGCCAACATCTGGTACTACTAGCCTTATCCCAGTATTTATGTATAACTACGGCCAAGTTAATTACCCTAATGGCTATTCATTCGTGCAGTTTAACAAAACAGCTGCAAACCAAGTTTTCCACAAAGTATTACCTTATGGCGTGGCTACTGGACCCGATCACAAGACCCAATCTTATGCGACAACCCCAGCAATCAGAGAGGCTGCGATGATCGTAGCTGTAGATATCTGGCAAGCTAGACAAGTAAGCCAGACTGGTGGGGTCGGTATGGATGGGATCTCTGCCAGCCCTTATCGGATGGGTTATCAGCTGATTAACCGAGTGCGTGGTCTCATCCAACCGTATTCAAGTCCAGCATCACTGGTGGGCTAATGCCAGCAGCAATAACCACACTCCGTGGCACACTAGCAACAGACTTAGCCAATGCAGGCGTATGGTCTACCTTTGCTTACCCACCTGCAACTTTGCTTGCAAATAGCGTAGTAGTTACGCCATCAGATCCTTACATAGTGCCAAGCAATAACGAGCAGGTAGGCGTATCACCTTTAGCCAATTTTAAGATTCTAATTACAAGCCCGGCATTTGATAACCAAGGCAATCTAGCAGGTATGGAAACTTTTATAGTCGCAGTAGTAAATAAGTTAGCAGCATCATCTTTGGTGCTAAACATATCAAGTGTCTCCGCTCCAGCTATAACTAACGCAGCTAGTGGAGATTTATTAACATCAGAAATAACCGTATCAATCCTAACGAGCTGGAGTTAAAATGAGCACACACGAAGAAGACTTAGCCTTCTTGAAGAAGACAGGCCAAATTAAAGACGCACCAAAACCAACTGCACAAACCAAGAAAGACGAGGAATAACTAAATGGCAATCTATTTAAATAATAACGTAGGTGTTAAGTTGGCTACCAATGCTGCGCCTACAACACCATCAATCGATATTAGCTCGCTAGTAACTAGCGCAGTAATTAACCAAATCGTAGATGAGTTAGAAGTAACTGCTATGGGAGATTCTTCTCATAAGTTTGTTGCTGGCCTACAATCAGGCACCTTTACAATCGACTTTATCAATGACTGGGCAAACAGCCAGGTAATGCAAACCCTTAATGAGGCGTTTGGCAAGACCCTTGCCGTGTCTGTTATTACAGTCAAGGGAACAACAGTTTCAGCTGCTAACCCTTCCTACCAGTTCTCAATCTTAGTAAACAACCTAACCCCTGTTGGTACTGCTGGCGTGGCCGAGGTTGCTACCTCTAGCATCACATTTACAGTAAACTCCGCAATAACAGTGTCCCCATCGGTGGCATTCTAACTAAGGAGTAACAATGGCAAAGCTAAAGATAACAAGGGCTAATGGAGAAGTATCAGAGCACAAGATAACTCCAGGTGTCGAGTACGCTTTCGAATTGAAGTATGGATCAGGCATTAGCAAAGTCCTACGTGAGCACGAACGTCAAACAGAGATCTTCTGGCTGGCTTATGAATGCTTACGTAGGGCTGGTGCACAAATACCTTTATGGGGCACAGAGTTTATTGATACTCTGGAAACTGTTGAGGTATTAGACGAAGAAAAAAAATAATACAGCGTAATTCAACTTTATACAGTATTGCCGCTTTAAGTGTAGAGACAGGAATTGCGCCTAGCGAGTTTATTAACATGGATGCGGAAATGTACAGAGCCATTGTACAAGTCCTAACCGACAGAGCTAAGGAGATCAAGAATGCCAGCAGAGGTCGTAGGCGTTAAAGATGTCCTAAAAGGCTTAGTTAAAATTGATGAAGATATGCGCCAACGTATTAGCGTGGCTATTGATCCCTTAATGCGTGGCGTGGCATTTAAGGCTAAAAGTTATGTACCTGGTAACGGAGACGTGTTGTCTGGTTGGGCTAAACCATTATCCTCAGACGTAGGCTATAAACCATTTCCCAAATATGATGCGACTGCAGCAAGACAAGGCATTGGTTATAACCCTGGCAAGAATAAGATTACTAAAAATGGATTCCAAGTTAGCCAGTATGTTTATAACGTAAGCCGCCCTGGATCAATCTATGAAGTAGCAGGCCGATTAAACCCACAAGGCCGTGCACCATTTGAGTATAGAACATCCGAAGGACAAGGCGGCACATACAGCAAGAAGTCTGCTCGTAGTAAAGCAGTACAGGCTTATAACTCAAACAATCCATTTGCAAGCCAGCAATTTATAGCTGCATTAGAGCCTGTAACAAAACAACCAAAGGTTAAAGATGTGCGTGCTAGTGGCCGTAAAACACAAGGCCGTTTAGTTTATAAGGCTTGGGCACAAGATAGTATGAAAGTTTATGAGGCAATAGTAAAAGCCATCAATGGCACAGCTGATAACTTTAACAAAACCACACAGATTAAGAAGGCAGCGTAATGGCCAATATATTTGTAGCCGCCACGGCAACCTGGAATGGTAAAGCCCTTAAAGGCGCACGAAAAGATATCAACACTTTTGAAAAACAAATACAAAAACTAGGCAGGACAATAGGCGTATCCCTTAGCGCAGCTGCTTTAATTAACTACAGCAAAAAGGCTGTTAATGCGTTTGCAGCCGATGAGAAGGCAGCCAAAGCCTTAGAACAGCAATTAAAGAACACTGGCTATCAATTCAGCGCACCAGGCGTTGAGATGTATATTGCTAATCTGCAAAAGGTTAGTGGTGTATTAGATGATGAGTTAAGACCGGCATTCCAATCTTTACTAACAGTTACAGGCTCAATCACCTTAAGCCAGGAAGCCTTAAACACTGCCCTCAATGTAAGTGCTGCTACAGGTAAATCACTTGCAGAAGTTAGCCAGGCTTTGGCAAAAGGTTATTCAGGTCAAACTACAGCTCTAACTAGATTAGGTGCTGGGTTAAGTAAGGCCACCATTAAGACTGGCGATATGGATAAAATCCTTGGCGAGTTAAATGATAAGTTTGCAGGCCAAGCACAAGCTCGATTAAGCACCTACTCAGGCAAGATGGATCTGCTAAGGGTTGCTAGTGCTAACGTATCTGAGGAAATTGGCAAAGGTATTATTGGCGCATTAGAAGCATTAAGCCAAGACACCAGCATTGAGCAAACTACAAAGAAGATGGAAAATCTGGGTAAAACTACAGGTAATACCATCAAAGGCTTAGGCGTTTTAATTGCTGAGATAAAGAAAGTACCAGGATTAAGCACAGTCAAAGATATCCTAACTTATGGAAACATATTTAACACGCTTGGTAAATTAAACGAAATTAACCAACGGGGCAAGTATCCAACTGCTGCAGCAAGAGAAACCCCAGCCATGGGTCGTATTGCAGCACAGCAAAGAAAACTAGAGGCTGCTGCGTTGAAGAATAGCGTGGCATTACGCAAGGCTGAAAACGAACAACTTAAAGCCAAAACAGAAGTAGACAAGCTAAAAGATAAGTTTGACGTAGAGCGTATTGGCTTAATGAAGGCACTAAACGAGGCTACTGATGCTGAAACTATATTAAGGCTTAACGCCAAAATAGCCATATTAGATAACAATGAGGCACTGGCTAAGAAGATTAACGCTGAGTTAGAAGCTGCCAAAAAAGCTAAAGAATTAGCAGATGCCTTTGGTGGCGCAGCATCTCAATTAACGGCGCAGATAGCCAAGATGCAGGCTATGAACGATGCTTTGATAAATAAAATTAACGAAAAGATAGCAGCTGGTGCCTATACTCCACCGCCAGGATTAAACATACCGGGCATTAGCCAACTATTTCCAACACCACAAGGGCCACTAGGCAGCATTGATTACACAGTGCCAATGGGTAGCGGCAATCCAGTTTATGCACCAGGCACATCAGGCACACCGATGTCTTATGCAGACGTTAGACTTACAATCGATGTGGCTCAATCAGGCGATCAATTCGCTCAGTTAATAGCCGACAGCGTGCAGGTAGCACAGAGAAGCGGATATAGCACTACATCTGCTGGATCATTAAACTAATGACCGTACCTGTAGTAAATGCGATAATTAACTTTAGCACTGGCCCTGCAACTGCCCAGGCTATGATCTTTGACCAAGGTATTTTTGGCACAAACGTTTTTGCAGATTCAGCAGCTGTAATTGTTGACGTATCAGACCAAGTGTTATCGGTGCAGACCAAGCGTGGCCGTAATGCACTATCGGATCAATTCCAGACTGGCAACCTAACGCTGCGCATAGTAGATCAGAATGGCGACTTTAACCCACAAAACCCAGCAAGCCCTTATTACACATACCTAAGCCCTATGCGCAAGGTGCAGATCACTGCTACTTACTCAGGTATTGTTTATCCGATCTTTCAAGGTTTTATTACAAGCTATGTAACTACATATCCTAAAGATTCAGAAGATGTTGCATATACAACCATACAAGCTGTAGATGCATTTAGATTAGCCAATAACGCACAGATCAGCACAGTTACAGGTGCAACTGCTGGAGATTTAACTGGCACACGTATTAACCAAATCTTAGATGAGATCGACTGGCCTAACTCTATGCGTGATGTAGATACAGGTTTAACTACAGTGCAAGCAGATCCTGGGACAAATCGGACAGCATTACAGGCTTTAACCACAATAGAAAATACTGAATACGGCGCACTATATGTAGATGCTAGCGGCTCGTTTGTATTCCAAGATAGATCAGTAACTGTTAGCTCTATTGGTGGCACACCAACACTCTTTGCAGATGATGGCACAGGCATCCTTTATAAAGATGCTACCTGGATTCTTAACGATGTTTTAGTATTTAACAAGGCAACTGTATCTAGAACAGGTGGCTCACCACAGGTTGCAACCAACCAAGCCTCTATCGATAAATACTTCTTGCACTCCTACTTTTTAAATGACTTAATGATGCAAACCGATGCCGTAGCCCTGGACTATGCCCTGGCTTATGTGGCATCTAGAGCTGAGACCAGCATCCGAGTGGACTCTATTACCCTCGACCTATACACAGCCAACTACAACGCAGGCATCCTGGCATCCTTAGAGCTTGATTTCTTTGATCCGATCACAGTTATCACCACCCAGCCAGGCGGCTCAACCATAGAGAAAACCCTACAGATTTTTGGAGTGAGCCTAAACATCACCCCAAATAGTTGGAAAACCACCTTCACAACGCTAGAACCGATCATAGATGGGTTTATAATAGGCAACGTAGATTACGGTGTCTTAGGGCAAAACGTTTTATCTTATTAAGGAGTAGAAATGCCATCAGGTTTACCAGCCGTAACAGGCGATGTATTAACAGCAGCCAACTATAACTCATTGGTTGCCTTCACAGTAGGCACAGCAAACACCACGGATTACACAGCTGTACTTGCAGATTCATACCAAGTGTTAGAGGTAATGAACAAAGCAACCGCTATTGCATTTAAGATCCCAACAGATGCAAGCGTGGCATTTCCAGTTGGCACAGCACTTACAGTATTAAACATTGGTGTTGGCGTTTGCACAATTAGCGCAGTTACACCTGGCACTACAACAGTATTAAGTGCTGGTGCAGTTGCAGCATCTCCAACCCTTGCACAATACAAAACAGCAGTCTGCATTAAGACAGCTGCTAATACTTGGTATGTGGTAGGCGGAATTGCTTAATACAATTCTTGGTAGTTTATCTGGTGGAGTTGCGGCTGCTACTGGTTCGTATGAATCTATTGCTACCTTTAGTGGTTCAGGCGTCTCTACCATAACATTTACTTCAATACCAAGTACTTATGTTGCGCTGCAAATTAGATCAATAGCAATAGGCACGGACACCACAATCTATTTACAATTTAATTCAGACACAGGCGCAAACTATACGCAACATAGATTAATTGGTAATGGCTCAACTGTTGCCGCCGCGGGATTTACCGGAGAAACAAACATTACAAATATATGTAGGGCGCAATCTACATATCCTGGAGTTGCCATTACTGATATACACGATTATGCCTCTACATCCAAATATAAAACAGTCAGAAACTTTAGGGGTGAAGATGCTAACGGTTCAGGAAATGTGTATTTGAATAGCGGTCTTTGGTTATCAACTTCAGCAATTACTAGCATCAAATTAACTACAACTGCCAATATGTCGGCGGGTACTCAATTTGCCCTCTACGGAATCAAAGGTGCATAATGCCAGCCACATATGAGAAAATTGCAACAACTACTTTGGGTAGTGCCACCAATATAATAAGTTTTACTTCAATTAGTTCTGCCTATACAGATTTAAGATTAGTTGTTGTATTAAAGGCAACTTCAGGTGCAACCAACAACTTAAATCTTACTTACAATTCAGATACGGGAAGTAATTATTCCTATGTTAGATTAGGTGGAGATGGTGCTTCTGCCACTTCTGCGCAATTTTCTAACAATGCCAACATTAGAACAGGAACAGGATCAGTGCCCATAAGTGGCATAGGATTTTGGGCATTTGATATTTTTTCTTATGCAGGATCAACTAATAAAACAACCTTAATTGAACAATCTTTAGATGCAAATGGTTCAGGAACTGTTGTTAGGGCTTGCGATTTATGGCGATCTACAAGTGCAATTACTAGAATTGATTGCAATTTTTCTAACAATGCTGAAATCGGCACTACCGCCACCCTCTACGGAATACTGAAAGCCTAAAATGCCAACCACATATACTTTAATCAGTTCAAATGTTTTAACATCAAGTGCAGCATCTGTTACCTTCTCGGCAATACCTGCTACCTATACGGATTTGGTGTTGAGGATAAGTGCTAGAAGTTCGGCAAGTGCTACAACTGCTACATTACTAATGCAATTTAATAGTATTACTTCAGGTTATAGCGAAACTAACTTATATGCTAATAGTTCCAACTCACCAGGTTCAACACAAGGTTCAAGTTTATCTACTATTGGTGCGTACGGATTCTTCTTAATTACTGGTGATACTGCTACGGCTTCTACATTTTCTAATGTTGAATACTACATACCTTCTTACACAGTATCTCAAAACAAACCTGTAAGCGGTATGACTACGCCTGAAAATAATGCTACCGTTTTTGTACCTAGAGTTATGGCGGCTTTAATGTCTAATACAGCAACCATCTCTGGAGTTACTTTTACTTTAGGTGCTGGCAATTTTATGTCTGGCTCATCATTTTATTTATACGGAATATCCAACGCTTAACAAAGGAGAAGAAATGCCAACTAAAGTAATCGTAGATTGTTCAACAGGTGAAACTACCTATATTGAATTAACTGCTGAGGAAATTGCAGATTTAGAAACTGCAAGATTGGCAGCTGAAAATCAAAAAGCAGCAGCAGAGGCGGCAGCAGCAGCAAAGGCTGAGGCTAAGGCTGCATTGCTAGACAAACTTGGCATCACTGAAGACGAAGCAAAACTTCTTCTAAGCTAATGAAGCCGTGGTTATGCGCAGCAGGAGTAGAGCTTAGAGATGCCGTTACTACCTGGTATCCAGATCGCAGGACTCAAGCTGATGGGTGGATCGGTGATGCTCGTCATTCCACAAGAAAATCAGATCATAACCCAGACGACACAGGGTGCGTCCGAGCCATTGATATTGATTCTAGGCTGGATTCATCCGAAGGGCTCTCAGTTTATTTGGCTGACCAAATCAGACAATGCGCAAAAACCGATAAACGCATATCTTATGTAATTCATAACGGCAAAATAGCAAGCAAGATCCTGGGCTACAGATGGCGTACATACAAGGGCTATAACAAACACACTAAACACATACACATTAGCTTTACCAAGGCAGGCGATAAAGATGGCAGGCCGTTTGATATACCACTACTAGGGGGCAAAATATGAATATGAAAAATCCTTACATTCTAACCGCTGGCGCATTTCTATCAGCTTGGGCAGCATCCAATTTTGCAGCTGACTATCGCTCAATTCTATGGGCTGTACTTGCAGGTGTATTTGGGTATGCAACTCCGAAGAAATGAGTCCAGCGGAATGGGCTGGTTTTGGCGCAGGCGTTATCGCCGTGCTATCAGGCGTGCTAATCGGATTACGTTTTCTAGTTAGAGGCTGGCTTAATGAGTTGCGCCCTAATGGTGGCTCATCTATGAAAGATCAATTAACACGATTAGAACAG